ATTAAAAGAGGGAAGGGATATTAAATCCGATCCCTCTTTAGTTCAGCATATCAATTAAGATTACGGTATGGCAAGCGTAGTACCAAGAGTACCGATAGACGTGCCATATACACCAGACCACTTGTTAAGCATAGCGGTAAGCGTAGAAGTTGTACCAGTACCCATCATAGAATCTACTGTATCAGCACCCGGAGCCTCCCACAAAGCACTCGTATTACCTTGTTTCAGGTAAAGAACTACCTTACCATGATAAGAATCACCGTGAGACGCACCATGAAGGTTAGCAATGTTATCCTGCCATTGGAAGATAATCTTGCAATAGGACGATCCATCTACAGGAGCATCCTGATAAACAAGAGTGCTCTGTGCTCCAAGGTTCTTCATCTGTGAGAACTCACGGAATACATCATCAGAGGTCATCTTTGGATATTTGCCAAGAGGATGTCCCCATGTTGTAGATGCCAAAGCGCCAGCCCATACGTTGGTTGTCAGATTGGCGGCAGAAATAATAAAACTCTCTACCGTTCCGTCTCCATAAACCCATATAACGGCACTCCCCGTAGCCCTTAATGATGCGTACAACCCATAAGTACTTACAAGAGTTCCGGCATTAAAGGCAGTGATAGCAGATGCAATAGTAGCTGCGGCAGGGTCAAATGATACATTAGTGCCATCGCAATAAGTATTGATAGCAGCATGTCCTGTTACTCCAGTAGTGTCATATGCCTGTAACAAGAGACCACGTGTAGTAGCGAATCCCATCGGGAAGCGTACATCAAACTGATCATTAACACTCTTCGATGTGATCCAGATTTCACGACTATTAACTGTAATAGCAGCAGCACCGCCACCATCAGCAAGGGTATAGATAAGTCCCGGATTGATAGAACTTACAAAGATAGAGGTTGCCGTAGCAGCAGTTGCATAGAAATAGATAGCAAAAGTAGCATCGTCATTCAGCGCATTGATAGAAGCAATCATTGTAGCTCCAAGTGTTACTGTAACGATAAGCGTTCCATTAGAATCATAAAGGGAAACATTTTCCGTTATAGCAGGAGTACAAGTAAAGATATACGCCCTGCGAGCATTTACAATACCAGCTTCACGTCCACCGTTTCCGGTATCGGCAGTGATCTGGTTGATGATATCATTCTCGATAGTAAGCTTATTGCCATCGGCAAGTTCGCCACCTGAGCATGATTGTATAGATTCCAGTTTCCCACCATAGAATCTACCAGAAGAATAGAAGTCGTCATTTTGTACTCCCGGCTCTTTCACGTGCTTCACGATATCGATTCCATAATCATAATCGCAATCTTCACATGGGCAAGGGCCGTCAATGGTAACTGCTACACTTTTTAATTGTCCTCCGTCTGTACAAGTCTTAGCTACCGATACATTGCTGTCATAAGGAATAGTGATACCATGTTTCTTAAAGAGAAGAACTCTTTTAGAGATAACACCATCTCCGAAAACACCAAGATCGGTATAAGCCAATGTATTTATCAGGATAGGAGTTGTGGGGTATGTCAAATTTCCAGCTAATCCACTCATAATAAATTGTTTTTTAAATTGTTAGTTAATTACTATTTGATCGTATGACCTCTTCCTGTAAGAAAGATTTATACCTTGGGTCTTGTATGATCTCAAGATACTTTCTTATAGCGATGTCTACGATTTCTTTATTTTGTGAAGGTAGAAATTCAGGATTAACACATTCAGAAAGAGTAATGGAATAATTGTAGAGCCTCGGATATCTTATATACTCAAGTCTCATGGTATTTTCTATTGCGGTACTGCCAATAAGACGAATCCTGTCGTTTATAACCTCATAATACCTGTTTGTATTGGATGGTTCTCTGTAAGGGTTGCCTACTGACACTGCACGCTTATCTGATCTCATGATAGAAGCATTTTTCCATTCACTGTCTGTTGTCTTCTTAAACATTGCATTTAGTCCATGCATATACAATGGATACCTGCTTGATTTTATCCCATAGGACACATCAGATTTCGGATATCCAAGTGTTGTTACAGAATAGACGGACGGAACAGGAAATATATATGATCCTGTCGGATACGCAGCAATAGCCGTTTCTCCGTATATGCTTCCGTCTGTTACGACTCTCAGCTTTTCAAGATCATCTATGCGCTTCTGATTAAACTCCTCTAATGGCAGCTTTCCTTTAACCCACTCGATAATGGCATCATTAAAGAATGGGTTAAAGAATACAGGTTTTACCGTAGTAGTACTGTATTTGCGAATGCCACGCAGAAAAGCTTTATAAGCATCCTCTGCCGTAATGATCATATTACTCATTTCCGGCTTCTACTTTTTCCTTTTCTTCTTTCTTTTTGTCTTCAACAGGAATACTTCCTTCTTTTTCCTGAATCATCTTTCCCCATTTAGTAACCAAGTGTGCATGTTCTGGTTTATGTATCCATGAACGCACATTTTCCAAAGAGCCGCCTACAAACTCTTCTCCGTAATAGATGTCCGTACCGCTTCTTTTCTCCATTACCATATACTTCATCAGTTTAAGGATAAAGAGAGTTTCATCGGTATCATTGGCTTTGAATTTAAGAACCTCTTCGGGGTATTTACGACAAGCTTCAATAACTCTTGCTTTGGTTTCAATTTCAGATAGTTTTTCAGGATTAATACTATAACCCTTAACATTATAACTGAGTAGTATAAGCAAATCTTTATATCTTCCTGTCTTCATATTCGTCCTTACGAAATTCTCTGCTTCAAAAGCTTTATCTTCTTTCATCACGGAAAACTCGGCTTCTCTTACTTTGTCTTCTATATAGAAACAATGCCGTTCTTTGACATAGACATCTTTTGACGTAGCTATTTCAGGCTTAGTACAGAAAAATGTGAACTCAGCAAAATCTTTTGGATTAAGATAAGTCTTCACTCCTTTGTCGTCAATGTCATAACTAAGGTTAAATGTCCTCCCGTGCGTAAGGGGATACTGATTAAAAGGATTGATAAGAACAGGCTGATCCCCCATTTCCAGGGAATCTCTTGTAGCTTTTGTCAATTCCTTCTTGCCAAGCATCTGCTCTTCGTTTATATACACCTCCTGCCCAGTGACATACTTTCCGGTAGTATCACTGATAGGAACTGTAAAATAATACGGGTGTTTTCTATATCTCTTGTCTAAGGATATCATCCTTACTTTTTTCTCTATTCTCATCTCTTTGTTATTTTCTGGTTACTGTTAATTAGTTACTCCAAGGCATAAACAGTTTGAAGATATCAATACGGCTGATAATCCCTGTCTGCCACAGAAAATGCTTGTGAGCACCATCCACGGAAGAAGCCATATCTTCTCCACCTTTATCCATGCCATGAACCGTACCTGTTACCGGAGGACGAAGTTGAACGAGTTCAACATTGTTATCTCCCAATTCGGTCACTCCAAGAGGAATAACCAAACCATCCCAACCTACTTTGCTGTCTCCGTTGGAAAGGGGTTTATTGGCTCTTTCGGCAGAAGAAAAGTAACGATAGTGCATCGGGTAAATCTTGATGTTCATAAGTTGATAGAACTTATAGTCATCGATTGCTCCCTTTTCTGCACCGTCACCAACAAGATTGTTGTTTTGGGTAACATATCCGGCATCTTTCATCATCCTCTGGAAAGAAAGGATGTTCTCCCAACCTCCAACGAGAAGGAGTTCTTTCTGTCCATCACGACCGCTTCTCAGATCGGTATCTTTCAGAAGCGATTCAAGGAACTTCATAGTCCATCCCTGGGTTGTCATAGGACGATCAATAGCACCATCGTTGCCAAAGAGAAGGCCGTTGCCAGCCATCATCTCACGGTTCTTTTTGTTATGCAGGAAGACTTTGCCATCTTCATCGACAGTAGTCTTTCCGAAAAGAACCGCATTTTCATGGTAACGTGTTGCCCTACGCATCATCTCTGCGTTAGCATGATCAAGATAGGTATATCTCGTCTGACCCTCTTTGTTCTTGAAAGCATACCATAGTGTGTTCGGGTCGCTTACTTCTGCCATGGCTTTCGCCGTTCCAGAATAAGACATCTTGACCCTTTGGAGAGTCATATAGGAATGACCCCATCCATCATAGGTATACTTCTCTGAACCAGTCTCCGAGAAGTCTTGTTCATAAATGGTGTACATCACAGCGACTTCATTTCCTTCTGCCATCAGATCAGTATCTACCGATTCGGTATTTGATCCTGTTTCGATTTTGACTTCATATCTCCATACTCCGTCAATTTCCACAGGCTCCTGATCGTCATAAATAAAAAGGTGAGTCTTGTTATCATTCAACTCGATAACTTCATTAGGACGAGTCCAGTTAGAATCGAGATAAATGTAGAATGGTGTTCCCCCGTAACCGGGAGCAGTAGAATAAGCATACGATACGTAAGTAGCGCCAGTTGAATTTGCAGCGAATTTAGGCTTCCTTATCTTTGAACTTGCGATAGGATAAATTACATGGTTCGACTTAACGACACGATACTTCTGATTAAAAACGCCTTCTCTCAGTCCTTTTGTCATGTATCCTTTACTGGCAAGGATAGCAGACAGGGGAGAATACTCTTCCTGTTTGAAAGCTTGCCATACACGTGTAAGGACATCCGCATTTTTAATCGCCGCGTTCACAAGGCTATAAGAAGTGATTGATTCACCGGATATATCTTGTGGTTGTCCAGGTAGTAATCTCATTTTTTTAATTTTTTTAGTTAAACATCATAATCATTCTCTGTGTTACCGACTACGGTTTTCGTAGTCCCCGATTTAAGTTTCGGGTTTAAATCTGTCCTCTCAAGCACCTCTTTTTTAGCTTGCTCTTTCGCATTAGAAATATGATGCTTTATTCTATTGTCTTTAAAAAGGCTGTAAGCCCTCATTACGTCCGTAAGGACGGTGTTATCCATCAACATTTTGTTGAAGAATGGAATTCCCGTTTCGGGATCAATCTTATTTAGTTCAATAAAATCCTGTTTGAATTGATTACGCATATCTTCAGTATATGGCAATCCGTTAATCTCTTTTATCTTATCTTCTTCAGCTAACAAAGTGTTAACTACCTGAAGACGTTTCTCCTGAATAGTACCAAGATTCTTTTTTATGTTCTCTACACGCTGAGTTTCCCTCTGAGCAGTTAAGTCCTGCTGCATCTTTCCTATGTTCTCCTGATACGCCTTCCATTCTCTTTTCTTTTGAAGAATAGTCATCTTTCCCATCTCTTCTTCTATATCATCGTCGGTATAGACCCTTTCTCCTTTTGCATTAAGTTCGTTCTTAAACACGAACCTTAGTCCATCATCCGGTGAAAGGCCTACTATCGATTGTACCGTCTTGTAATCACCGATATAAGCATCTTTATCTTCCGCTTGAAGGTATCCGGTTATGAATGGGTCATTCTCTCCGGGAAATTCCGTGTTGTCAATGATTGACTGAACGAGAACATCGTATTCTGTGGTTCCCTCTTCAAATTTTCCTTTTGTAACAACTTCCGGTATCTCTATTCCTTTTTCTTTCAAATGATCCCATACGGGATTATAGGAATACTGACCTTCTTTTTTCTGCGTCTGTTGCGTTACAAGCTTTTCTGTTTGTTTAGCAGGTTCGCTTTTAGTGATTTCATCCGGTTCAAGTTTAAAAGCCGGAGCAGGCGAATAACCTACCAAGTCCTCGTCTGTAGGAGGAGGTACAATCGGTTGTTCGTTTTCTAATGTCTGTACTATTTCTTCTGTTTCCATGGTCTTTGCTGTTTTGATATTACAAATATACGACTATAATAAAGCCAAAATCAAATATCAATTTTGATCCTAGCACATCTTCTTCTGATCTTTTGGTTCTCAATCTGTATTAATCTCTTGCATTGCTTAATGACATGTTCCTTTTCTTCTGTTCCTAAAACCCTCCTTTCTTCAAGAATATCTACAATAAACTCAAGATATTTTACATCTACAGATATTGCCATTATATGTACTATTTGTCACTGACATGTTCTTTTACCATTTTGTTAGCTTTCTTATCTTCTACCTGTATTTTCTTTATTGTCTGTTTGTCTGAACGCTGACTGTCTTTCTCTTGTTGTTCAAGTTGTTGAGTGCTTATAAGTGCATTTAACTTTAACTCAAGTACTCTAATCTGCTCATCTACTGTAGAATGTTTGTCATTAAGCATGACGGCATTATCTTCACTTTCCCTTTCATTGACAAGTTCATATAACTTCAGATATCTGTCCTGAGCCAGCTTCTTTTCTTCAAGTTGATTAGTAATCTCCCTCCACTTGTCTTCACTGATCATCTTATCCTGCTCAAGTTTAAGATTAGCCTGTTCAAGCATAAAACGCTGTTCTTCTATTTTCGCATCATACTGTGCCTGAAGTTCTATCTTCATCTTTTCAAGATTGGCTTTTGCCTGAACTTCATTTCCTGCGTTCTGCTGCATGATCTCTTGTGCCTTCTCATCAAAGTGCTGTATCATCTTTTCAAGCTCCATAAGGCTTTCTATACGATACATGGAAATAAAGTTATTCAACGGTATCCTTCCACTGCTAAGATGGTTAAGGGCTATCTGTTTCAACTCTGCAAGTGAGTTCTCTTCTTTGGTGTTATTGACAACCTGTATGTCATAATCAGAAAGGTTGAGCAAGTTATCAGGGATCTTTACAAGTTCTTCAGCGCCATCAGAAGTAAGAATCTGTATGATAGTTTCTTTATCCCATATATAAGTTTTTGAAAGGTGTAACAGCATATTCAATGCCTGACGCTCTATCTCATCATGATTGGCATAGATTATCTCAGTTACCATAGAAGAAGACTGCTGTGATAGCTGGAATGTTCCAACCTGATCCGTATTTACTATCTGGCCCATAGTAGGCCTTGTAACTCCCATGATCATCCCTATCTGCTCATCAAGACCTTCAAGTATCTTTTCGAGATACTGAATTGACGAAGAAAGACTCATGTCATAAACCTGAAACTGATTGAATGTAGGTTGCAACCCCGGCCCTATACCTTTCTTCCTTGTCTGTATCTTTGCTACCCCCATCTTCATCTGATAACGCCATTCGTCATCAGACATACCTTCAGGTTTCTGGAACATATCCATCAGCATCACCTTGGTTCCTGCAACTGCAAGCATCAACTCCCTGTGATAGTTGACAATATTATAAAGTTTTTGAATATCCCTTGTAGCCCAAAGAAGTGAATAAGGTTGATTTGTGATACTGTTGAATGTAGGCCCGATGATCGGAATCAGCATCTTTGAATAGTTATCTACAAACCTTGGCTGCGTGTCACTCTTTTTTGCAATAAAAACAAAGTCATCTATTACGACACCACGATACAAATCATAGATAACCCTTTTCTCATAACCCTGTCCTTTCTTTGTACTGTA